TTTAAAATATAAGACTTGCGAGTTAATATATAAAAGTAATGATAATTTTTATGATGGAATTGTTAATAATCTTAAACAAGAGGCAAAACATTTAAATGATAGACTTACTAAACTTAGAAATAGTCATGGAAATGATGTTATGAATGGATATATAGCAACATTAAAATCATTAAGAGAAACATTAGATTTAATTAAAAAATATGATTGGAACTTAATGTATTCTGAGTATGGTGTAGAAAATGAAAAAGAAATTATGAGAATTAATGATAGTATAGATGATGTAATAAATATTGCATTGGCAAATAATAAAACAAGAAATGAAATAAGAGATGAAATTGATTATTTAATTAAGAAAAAAGACAATTATATTACTGAGATTGCAGTATGGGAACAGAATCATGATGGACAGATTAGGAATCATAAAGTTTGGAGAACAGATATTCCTTATAAGAAATTTATTACTGTTAGTAAAGATGGATTGGATATTTGTAAATTAACTTGTGATAATATTATTTTGAATGAAGAAGTTAAACATTTGAAGGGAATTAGGAATATGGAAAATGAATTTAATGAATATGAGAAAGTTATTGATGATAAATTGAAAAGTTTATAGATATTAATATTTTAGATTAAGATTAAGATATATTGAATCCACTTCTATTTATTTGAGGTGGATTTTATTATGTTTTAAGGTTTTAAGTTTAAATGAAATTGATATAAATGTAAGAATTGGTAATGATATTTGGTTTTTTGGTTTTTAAGTTAGTTTAGAGATTATAAATATAATATTGTTTGTTTTAAAGAGAATGCGAATTATAGGGGTAGCTCCCCTATTCTCCTGTGCGTATTCTCTTTTTATTTTTATATGTAATGGGTACACAGGAGAATAAAATTACAGGAGGTTGATTATAAATGGTAATTAGTGAGAAAGTAGAAGTTAAGCATAATGATAAAATTGGTGGTATTTATAAAATAACAAATAAGATAAATAATAAATTTTATGTAGGTAGCACTAATTATTTTTATGGAAGATGGAAAAGTCATATCAATGATTTGAATGGTAATAGACATACAAATAGGTATTTACAAAATTCCTTTAATAAATATGGTAAAGATAATTTTGAGTTTTCTATTTTAGAAATTATAGACGATGAAAATAATTTGATTATTAGAGAACAATATTGGATGGATTTATTAAATTCTAATAATTCAAAAATAGGATATAATATTTTACCATTTGCTGGTAGAACATCTGGAGTAAAAAGAACAGAAGAAACTAAGAGGAAATTAAGCGAAGCAAAAATAGGTGATAAGAATCCTATGTTTAATAAAGAGGTTTCAGAAGAAACAAGAAAAAGACTTAGTGAAGCATTAATAAATATGCCAGAAGATAAGAAAAAAGAAATGCTTAAAAAACGTGGAAAGAAAATTAGTGAAATACAAAAAGGAAGGAAATTTAATGATAAAACTAAACAAAAAATGAGAGAAAGAAAATTAGGTGGTAAATTAACAGATGAACATAAGAAAAATATAAAAGAATCTTCAAATAGTATAAGAATAGTTCAAATTGATTTAAAAGGTAATTTAACTAGTGAATGGAATAGTATGATTGATGCTCAAAGAGAATTAAATTATGATTGTGGAGCAATATCTAAATGTTGTAATAAGATTAATAAAACATATAAAGGTTATTTATGGTTTTTTGCCAGTGAATATTATTCTAAAGAATTTAATATTGATACATTTATAAATAGACCAAAAAGAGAAAATAGTATAAAATGTGCTGTCTTACAAATTGATCCACATTCTAAAAACGTAATTAAAAAATGGGATAATATTGATGATGCAGTGAAAGTATTAAATTTAAATAAATCTACTTTATTATGTTGTTGTAGAGGGAAATATAAAACACATAAAAATTTTATTTGGAAATTTGTTGATTAAAGGGTGTGACTATTATTGCTAGACCTAAAAAAGCTACAACTAATATTATACAAGTAAAAAAAGAAAAAGTTATGTTTAAATGTGTTTGTTGTGGGATTGATAAAAATCAAGAAAAAGAATACTACAAATCCAATTCATTAATATTAAAATCAACAAATTCACGTATGGTCGTATGTCGTCAATGTGTAGTAGATTTATATACATATTTAGTAGGTAAACATAACGATTGTAAAATAGCATTATATTTTTTATGTAGATTGCTTGATGTATATTTTGAATCAAGTTTATATTATAGTGCAGAACAACAAGCAAATAATAGTAATAGTAACATTGCACAGATCTACTTCCAAAAATGTAACAGTCTTCCACAATATTCTTCAAAAACATTTTCAGAATCTTCTCCATTAGAAGCTAATACTAATACAAATATATTTGAGACAGAAATTAAATTAGATACAAATGAAGAAGATAAAAAAAACAAAGAAGATGTAATTCGTATGGTTGGATATGATCCATTTGAACATGAAAACGCAATAGATCAAAAATATTTACACAATATGTTAATTGATTATCTAGATCAGGATACAGTTGATGATAAATTTAAATTGATTGTTTGTGTGGAAATAGTTAAAAGTTTTAATCAGATAGATAAAATAAATCAAGCATTATCATTGCTAACTGCTGATGTAAATAATATTCAATCACAAACAGGTGGAGTTAAATCATTAATTGAAGCAAAAGAAAAAGTATATCGTTCAATACTTGCTATGGCAAAAGATAATGGTATTTCTGTTAATCATAATAATAATAAAAGTAAAGGTGGAAATACATTAAACGGGATAGTTAAAAAATTGAATGAGATAGGATTGTCTACTGCTGAAATAAATTTATTTGATTTAGAAACTTGCGAAGCCATGAAGCAGATTGCAGATTTTAGTAATAAAAGTATTTTAGATCAGTTAATGTTTGATGAAAACGATTATGTTGATATGATTTCCCAACAAAGAGATTTAATTAAAAAATTAGATGATGAATTAATAAAATTAAAAGAAGATAATAGATTGCTTAAAATAAATACTACAAATTTTAAAGATATTAAAGAATTGTGATTATAGAGGTGATTTTGTTCTTATGAATTTTTTTATAAGAAACTCCGAAGTGCAAATTTCTCAAAAAAAACTAGAAGGTTATTTAAAATTGGCTGAAATAATACAATGGGGTCGCAAATCACCAATACATTTTTGTCAGCGTTTTATGGGGATCGAATTTTTAGATGCACAAAAATATGCGTTTATGAATTCTTGGTTAAAACCTTATAATTTATGGTGTATTACAAGGAATGGCGGGAAAGCATTAGCTTTAGATACTAAAATTCCTACTCCAGATGGATTTAAAATAATGAGAGATTTGCGAATAGGAGATTATGTTTTTGATGAAAATAAAAATCCAACAAAAATAATAAATATATCTGATATATTTACTAGCCATGATTGTTACAGTATAGAATTTGAAGATGAAGAAAATATAATTTCAGATGCAGATCATTTATGGACAGTTTATGAAAATAATAATAATAAAATAAATATCAAAACATCTGATATATTTTTAAATTTTAAATTTGATAAATATAGTATTCCTTTAAGTAAAAATAGTAATTATAATAATTTTAGTAAAAAAATATTATTTATAAAAAAGATCAATAGTGTTGCTACAAAATGTATAAGTGTAGATAATCCTACTAATTTATATTTATGTGGAGATAAATATACAATAACTCATAATTCAACACTTTCTGCACCATTTATTATGTCAAAAGGTATTTTAATAGGTGGTCATAATAGTTATATATTAAGTAATGTTTCTGCTCAAAGTCAAGATACATTTATGAAAATTGAACAAATTGCAAAAAAAGAAATTGCAAGTTTCTCTGGTTTAACAGATTTTTTTATGGGTGAATTAGTTAAATCTGCTGCTAATACAGATGGTTTTACTCATTCTCAAACTGGTTTTTATTACAAGTTATTTAATGGTAGTTCTGTAAAAAGTTTAAGTGGTAATATAACAAATAATAGGGGAAAACGCTCGTCGCTCAATGTGTATGATGAGAGTGGTTGGACTGAAGAAGATTATGTAGTTGCCACAACGCCATTTTTATTGCAAAACTCAACATTTAGACTTGGTGGAGATATGGATGTAACTACTTTCCCTCAACAAATACCTAATCAAAGATTATTTATTTCTTCTGCATCAAGTACAGATAGTTATTATTATACATTATATAAAGATTATGCTAAAAGAATGTTTATGGGTGATAAAAATTATTTCGTTTGTGATCTAAATTGTGAAATAATGATTAATGCTACATATAATGGCAAATTATATCCTGTACCATTAATTAATAAAGATGAAATAGATGCAGAAATGAGGAAAAATAAGGAAAAAGCCCTACGAGAATTTTTTAACAAGTTCTCTGTTGATGGAGGGGATAATCAACCTTTTAAAAGAGCAATGATTGTAAGAAATAGTGAAGTTAGATTACCAGTATTAAAAAACGAAGAGCAAGGAAAAAGAAAATTTTTAATTGCTTATGATCCAGCACATGAATATAATAATTCTGTTTGTATGGTTGCAGAACTTATTAATGACAAAGATGTAGGTGAAAAATTAAATATTTGTGGTGGAATTAGTTTTGTTGATATTGGTAAAAAAAAGAAAACTCCAATGAGGACACCTGAACAAATTGCATTATTAAAATTAATGATATTGGATTATAATGGTAAAGGTAATCCAGATTATGAAAATATAGAACAGATTTTGATCGACAGTGGTGCTGGTGGCCATGGTACTACAATAGCTGACTATCTTATGGAAGATTGGAATGATTCTGAAGGAAGAAAACATAAAGGATTTATTGATAAAGAAGAATGTAAAGATCATATATCAAAATTTCCAAATGCAGTTAATATATTAAAATTATTAAGTCCACAAAAATATAAAAAGGAAATGTTTGATGCTTTGTTAGAAATGATAAATCTTGATTTAATATCTTTTACAGGTGAATATGATTCAAAAGGATATTTACAGATACCGTCATTAACTGGAAAAATGGTCGATATAGAAGATGATAATGGCAATATAGTTCAAGAAAATGAAATTGTTTATAAAAGAGTTAAACTTGATTTTGAAGAAGAATTGGTATTAAAAAATATTGACTTAGCAAAAGAAGAATTAATTTATACATATAGATATAAAAATGGTGATAATTATAGATATGATACATCTAAAGAAAAAGTAAATGATATAAGTTTTGATAGGGCGTATTGTTTGGCTATGCTAGGATGGTATTTACAACAAGTAAGAAGAAAACATATAACAGGGAAAAAGAAAAATACCAACATCTCTCCCTCATCATATTTCGCAATAGCAAATAAATCATCAAGAGCAAGAAGATAGATTGTATATATAATTATACATATATACCATAAGAAAGGAGGTTATCAATGTCTGAACAAAACAATAACCAAAATAACCTAAACAATCAAAACCTCTCCCCTACCCTATTCTCATTAAAAAAATCATGGGAATCAGCTAAAAACTTTTCCCTATCAAGAATAGGTGTTTTATTTAAAAATAA